CGCGCACGTCGGGTTGTTCTTGTAGTTGGTCAGTTAACTCTGACCCAGTTTGATCGTTGTACAGTTCTTTTGAGCGTTACGACGCTCACTAGAACTGCCTCAACGTTCGAGTTGATACATTATTATCTAGGTTAAACAAATCCACTTAGTTCAAAACCTTTACGTGGAACTTCTTTTTGTATGGAATTAGTATTGATGATGAGAAACAAAACTCATATGATTCATTACACCATTTTTGACTTACTCTAACATGATGTTATTCCAATGTGAATGATGAGTAGATTATTAGTGATGTGTACCTCTTTTTGGAGGCGCGAGTACCATTAGTATGAGACCGACCTTGATCGGCGGCAACTTTTGATTACTTTCACATTTAATGTTTTCGTGAGAGAACACACTATGATCAAGTATGATTAGTCATCTAGTAATCGGTCATGAATTGATAATTCTGACTTTCTTGATTACATTTTCCCCGGTAGACTGTTTTGTCTGCTGAGTGAAGCTAACCTCTAGGTGAGACTCGCTGATATGGGCTCTGTTTTGCAGGAGTGAATGGTTTGGAGACCAACAAACCATATCAGTTTAGCACATGTGTCGCGGTGTGCAGTACAAAAGAGGAGATCGGAGATGTGGCGATCGATGATGACTCCAAAGCCTACGTTAGAATACCTCAGTGGAACGTTTTAGTTTAAGAAGACCTCTTATGCTGGCAACTTTTATGTGTAAGATCCAGATATAGAACTTCTCAAGACTTCTACGTGCAGCTATTTTGGTTAATGTGTCTTGGAAGAGACTACCTTCCTTTTATCAAAAGCAAGATGAATAAGTTTTTATTGGCAAATAGATACTGTGACGATATTGCTTTTGTGATGCAAGTATGCCAAAGGCTTGCCCCACTTTTCGGTGAAAAATCACGCCGTTTCATGTTTTCGGACATTTCGTCTGTCTTCATGATCGTTTGGAATGTACTCACAATGTTCTTCGGAACGTTGTTGGTGCACCCCATTGCTCAGGCGTATTTCATTGGATATTTCACCATTTTGACCTGTCCGTATTGGTCATTTTTTCCGATCCCGGATACGATCGATGAGGGATGTGAATTACTGTTGACATTTTTGTCATATGGTTTATTCATTGTTATCCCTGGACTGTTTGGATGGATGTGTGCCCTTGTTTTGGGCGCCATCTATCAGTGGTTGAGATGGTACAACGTTCGTCGTTTGAAGCGCAGACTCTTGAAGTTACAGCTTCGTGTTCTGGATATGTTTTCCCCTCAAGTAGGGGAGATGTCTAAGGACGATAGACGGACTTTGTATTGGAAGCACAGGAAATCCAAGTCTTGTGCTAGGAGGAAGAAGCCAAAGGAGCAAGGCTTCAAAAGGAAGAAACACCCTGAGACTTTCAATTCCCAACTTGGATGGGGCGCTGCGGCAAGCGTTATTGAAACTCTCAACAAATTGGCCGAGTACGGAGGTATCGAAATTGACGATGATGTTATCGACAAAATCGAAAACCTTGTCTTAGTATGGGGTGGGCTGCGTGAAGCACAATCCACCTCGCAATTCTTGTCCATTCTTGGACTTTACTTGAAGACTCACTACCGCAAGTCTGTGGTAGTGGCTGCAAGTAATTATATTGCAGAAGTATTTGAGACAACGTACGACTCTCAGCTTGGACGATTCAATATATCGGAGGAGGAAAAACCTAAATGGTTGAGACTCCTTCTTGATTGTCAACAGAATTGGTCCTTGCTGTACCGAAATCCAGGCGCAGAAAAAATTTCAAATGTGCTTAGTCTTTGTTTGGCCTTGGGCCTTTGTGACTCTGCTAACTTGAAATTTGAAATTGCCGGTATGAAGCTGTTCTCCATCGGTGCAGCCCCCAAACACAAGAATGCTATCGCATTAATAGACGCCGTATTCGATACGATAGTCTATTTTGCAGAAGGTGGATATATGTGTTTCAAGCGTGGTTCTATTAAACCGCTTTTGTATGGGGGTGTTGCTGAGGAAGAATTCGAAGAAAATTACCTCAAGGCTATGCGATGTTCGGATCTTGCTCGTAGTGGCAATCTGGAATCTGTCGAGAAGATGTCAGAGAACGACTACGATGTTCTATTGTCTCGCACAATAGAACAGGCGAAGACACTGAAATCCTGTGCTCGAGGTGCCATGGAGAAGAATCTTCTCCAGCGGAAAATCGAATTGCTTCAGATGTGGAACACACAATTTCAACAATACAGAGTGCAGGGTGGTTTGCGAATTGCACCCTACTCTATTGGTATTTTTGGAGGCACTTCTGTAGGGAAATCAACTATTGCGAATATCCTAATGGTAACAACGCTGTTGCATAACGGCTATGCTGCCACGGATGATCGCTTGATTACCCTTAATGAAGCTGACAAATTCTGGTCGAATTACCGTTCGTATATGAATGGAATTCTACTAGACGATCCCGGGAATACCAAAGCTGCTTTTGTTGAACGCCCACCAACTCAGCTAAAATTGCAAATTGTCAATAATGTGCGACTATATGCAAATATGGCTGAGGCCGACATGAAGGGTAAAGTGTCGGTTGAGCCAAAAGTTTATATTGAAACAAAGAACGTCAAGGACACTTGCGCTCATGTGTATTCAAATGAACCTGCCTCAATCACACGTCGAGATCACATTACTTTGACTTGCACTGTCAAGCCTCAGTTTGCGACCTTCGATATGCTCGACTCTGATAAAGTGGAAGCCTACTACAAGAGAAGGGGAGGAGTCCCTCTTATCCCTGATCTGTGGAATATCAAAGTTGAGCGGTCTTACCCTATCCCAGACCCGAACGGCGGGGCAGCCAGCGTTGGCTGGAAAGTCTTGAGATGGAACGGGATGTATATGGAAGACATTTCCCTTGCAACCCTTATCCGTTTTATTGGCATCCATTCTGCTAAGTATTTTGCTAATCAGAAGGAAGTTGTTGAGAACAACAGCAACTTAGCCAATAAGCTCGTTATTTGCCCCAAATGCCGCCACCCGACTCCGGATGTTTGCACTTGTAAGAAGCCTGAGGATAAAACAAATGTTTATCCTATATTCGACTACTATTGTCCGACAAATGGCTACTGTGAACGGTGTGAGTGTTTTCACCAGGAAGATTCTGACGATGAAAGTCAGGAAGACCCTGGTGATGACGCAAGCATACCTTCTGATGCTGGATGTTATCCAGCAGCAGATAATAGATGCGTTCTAGATGGTTATTGTCGGCGTTGCAAATGTCACCACGAAGAGTCCAAACAGTACACCCCCGAGTATTTGAAGGAGGTGTATGGGGAGAAGTATACCAAACAATTTGGAAAGAAAATTGCCAAATACTTGAAGTATAGGCAAAAGAAATTCAAAGTTTGGTTTGCTCCCTTTCGTGAATATTGGCTGGAAGAGCTTGAGGATCTCACCTTAACTCAAACAGTCAAATATCTCGATTGGTTGGAGGAGTCCGAATGGGTGCGTTGGACCAATTGGGTTCCCGAGAGCTGGATGAAGCACGATTACATGAAGTATGTCGTCAACTTCACCCATGAGAAGGAGATCAGGGCGAGAGTCCGTTCCTCCATATTCAATAATATCATGATGATTATTTTTGAATGTCTTCTCGGGACCATTTTTCCATTTTTCTTTCTCTTCACTCTTATCCACCTTGTGGGTATTGCCGGAGTGGTTCACTTCGAGAAGAAAAGATTATATGATGAATTGGTCGAACGCAATGATGCTATGCCCGAAGTATTTAAGGTATATCGGGATAAGCACGCTAAGTGGATCTGTGGGGCCTCTCTTGTGATTGGAGCTCTCTTCGGAATAGCTCTAATTTGGAAGAATTTTAAGGCAACTGCAGATGCACAAGGCAATTTGGCGCCCACATCTGAGAAAGATATTGTGGAGCGCGATGCCGAGGTGAATCCTTGGGCTGGCGTAAAAGTTAGCCCAATGCCATGCACTGAAGCAGCCAAAACCACGAAAGTTGATACTCTCCAGAAATTGGTTGAGGATAACTTGTGTCATATGGAATTGGAGATGACAACAGACGACAAGAAGCGCACGTTTGAGTGCAATGCTTTCTTTGTCAAGTCCAATGTAGCTCTAGTCCCACATCACATGTGGTTGGCTGATGATGTGAAAGCCAAATTCACTAGGCATGATCCCGCACTTATTGGAGGCAACTTCAGTTGTTACCTATACAAGAAGTGGAGTATCCGTATTCCACAAACAGATTTATCTCTTGTATGGGTTCCCAATGGTGGGGATTGGAAGGATTTGACCCAGTACCTTCCACTCGACAAGTTTGCGGGAGTCCCGGCTAGGTTGGTGTACAAACAAGACAATGGACAAACCAAAGTCTCTAAGTTGTACATGAACCCTGAAGAGGTTCAAACCGATGCCGCCGCATTTTTCGGTGCTAAGTATAGTCTGCAATTTCCTACTTTTGAAGGACTGTGCATGGCTCCACTTGTGACTGAAACCAAAGGTCCCCTCATTGGAGGGTTCCATCTTGGTGGTCATAATGGCACCGTTAAGGGATGTTCGGGATTTTTGTCTCTTGATGCATTGAATGCTGCATACAGTCAATTGGAGCGAGTAGAAGGTGTTCTTCTTTCGAAGAGTGCCGGCACTATGCCCAAGAAACTATATGATAAGCAATTCTTTGAGTCTACTGAAGTACACCCCAAGAGTCCAGTCAATTTTCTTCCGGAAGGAACAAATTGCAAGTACTATGGGCAATGCACTGGTCGTGCAACGTATCACAGTGACGTAGAAGAGTCAATTATCTCTGGCCTGGTCGCTGATATTTGTGGAGTACCCCAGCAATGGGGGGGTCCCAAATTCAAGAAAGGTTACCCTTGGCAAGCTTCTCTCGCGTATTCCACGAAACCCTCAATTGGAGTTGAAGGTTCCTTGTTGGAGAAAGCGATTGCTGACTACAAATCAGCATTGATGATTGCCTTGGAGGAAATACCAGGCTTGAAAGTGGATATTCGACCACTTACAGAAATGGAAACTGTTTGTGGTAGAGATGGAAAGAGGTTTATCGATAAGATGCCTCCGACCACATCTATTGGATATCCGCTAGCAGGGTCAAAGAGCAAGTACTTGACGTATTTGGATCCCAAGGATTACCCGACACATCAATGTCCTGCTGAGTTGGATTCTAGATTTTGGAAAGTGGCTTATGAGATGGAAGAGCTTTATCTCAAAGGAGAGAGAGCATATCCCATCTTTAAAGCCTGTCTAAAAGACGAACCCACGAAACTCACAAAGGATAAAGTGCGAGTATTTCATGGTGCGCCAATAGCTCTACAGTTGTTGATCAGGAAATATTTTCTTCCTGTCGCTAGGTTTCTTTCCATGGTTCCGTTGATTTCGGAGTGTGCTGTGGGTATCAATGCCCAAGGTCCTGAATGGGACCAATTAGCACGCCATGTGAAGAAATTTGGTGATGACCGCATTTTGGCTGGAGATTATTCGAAGTATGATCTTCGAATGCCAGCTCAAGTAATGTTTGCGGCTTTCAGCATTTTGATCGACATCGCTGTGGCATCAGGCAATTATTCCGAGCGTGATGTGATTATCATGCGAGGAATAGCTACTGATGTCTGTTATCCCGTCATGGCATACAACGGTGATTTGATTCAACACTATGGATCTAATCCTTCTGGACAAAATCTTACAGTGTACATCAATTCCGTTGTCAATTCTCTTCTTTTCCGGTGTTCGTATTATTCGATTTGCAAGAATCGTCGATACTTACCAGAATTTCGGAAGGTTTGTGCGTTGATCACTTATGGTGATGATGCCAAATCTTCTGTGCGGAAGGGTTTTGATGAATTTAATCATATCTCTGTTGCCCAATTTTTGGAGGAACATGATATGAAATTTACAATGCCGGACAAGGAGTCTGAACCGACTCCATATATGACTGACGAAGATGCCGATTTGTTGAAACGGAAGAACGTTTTCAACGAAGAGACGGGTTTGTACATGGGTGCTCTTGATGAACTCTCGATCATGAAGAGTTTGCATTCCAATTTGCGTTCCAAGGCAATAACCAAGGAACAGCAGGCAATGCAGTGCATCGATGGAGCACTCCGTGAATATGTACCTCACGGAGAAACCTTGTACGAACAACGCCGAGTGGAGCTCGCCAAGATTGCAACCTTGGCACAGATCGACCATGGTTGCAAGGAAATCCATAATTCATTTGCTCATCAAATGGATAGATGGAAGGAGAAGTACATCCAAGGGAAAATGGATTAGCTTCTTTGGCTCTGTCCTGGAATGACGTTAAAAGTATCCCTCTGCCCGTATTGGACACCGCGGGCAAACGCCAAAAGGGTCCCCACTGTACCTGGTTACCAACAACAGGTCGCAGGTCAGTCAAGACCTGTTGCTAGGCTCTACAGTGGAGCATCATCCTCGTATGATACCCCTATTTAGGGGAGTAGTTCGCTACTACGCAAGGCTGACACCTCAGTGCTGGACTAAGTCTACCAGTACATTGAGTAATGAAGACTTGCTTCACGATTTAATATTACGATAAACGAGGAAAACCACGAAGCAAAGCATCAAACGCTTTCTTTTGCAGATCAAACACAAGATTGGGAATATACTGTCGATTCTACACCCGATGTCACATTTAAGAATGCTGACACAAATGATGCAGAGTTGCAGAATTTCTTTTCTCGTCCGGTCAAAGTTGCAAGTTATACTTGGGGAGTGGGACAAAATCTTTTTGTCACATTCAACCCTTGGACCTTGTTCTTTGAAAATCCGAGAGTTATCAACAGGATAACTAATTATTACTTGTTGAGATGCAAATTAAAAGTAAAGTTCGTTATTAACGGGAATGGATTTTACTATGGCAGAGCTATTGCTTCATATACACCGTTACACACATTAGACGCTTTCACGAAGGATCGAGCATTC